TGAGTTTCATTAGCATGGTACTGAGCATGTGTGTTAAGAACCTGGACCAGAGAATCCACAGCCATCTGAGGAACTTTACAAGTATCTTGATTGAAGAACAGAGAATCAGTAGTGAACTCAGCATGTTGAGTAAAAATCCACTCTCCAGCTTGATCTGCATAATTGTTACCGACGTTAAGATAACTTACGGTGTAATCATGTTTAGGAACAATGGGTTCAAAACTGTCACATATTCTTCCATTTCTAGTGACTATGTAGCTCTCAAAATCATTATCTTGTTGGAGAGTCTTCTTCATCCAGGTATTACCTCCTGCAACAGCCTTCTTGTCCCAGATATTGGGTAGTTGAGTGACCTTTTTGTAGTTCCCAACAAAATCAAACCAATTCTGGCCAGCTTCGAGCTGACGCTGCAGCATGGAACCAGCTAATTTTAGAGTAGCAGAAGTATTACAATACCTGATAGACTGTGTATTGGTTCTCCATTTCTTGATGTTTCCAATCGAATCCCAGAAGCCAGGTGAAGTTAAATGTGCCATAATCTCAACAGGAGGAGTCATAGTAGAAGATCTAACAAAAGCATCAACTCCAAAATCATAGGCATCGTTATCCCCGACCTTTTTGGTTTTAATTCTTTGAGAGCAAGGTTTTGGAGCAGCTGAAGTCGAGTGAGAATCAGAATCAGAGGAAGCAACACTCCCTGCCTGAGACTCTAGACGAAAATCGAGATAGCCACTCTGCAGAACTTCGAGACTGAGAGTCGCGGGACCAACACCATGGACAATGGCATTAGAGGAGAATACCTCAGTCGCCACGCCCATACTATTGTACATATCTGCAACCAGCACAACCTGTTGACCTACAGGGATATCATCCAAATGACAGCTCATAATCCATTTCTCTCCTTTGTTTGACCAAGCATACCTTTCAGGAGTGGCATTAGTCCCATCGGGTGTGTAGCAAATTATGCCAGGACCATCCGGCTGGTAAGTTGAATTGGCAACACCATAGCAAATCTGGACAGGAGTGGAACTGTTTTCATGCAGTTGAATGATGGGATTGATAACCGGAAAAACCGGCTTAGCATCTCCACCAGCAGCCACATTATACCAATCGAGCATATACATGTCATACCCATACTGTTGAGGAGCACCAGAAACACCACCATTATTGCATTCTGCGTAGACCATAGAGCGTCCAGGTGACCTAAAGGTGAAGCAAACATTCTCATTGGGAGGAACAATCTCTCCAGAAACAGCTGCAGTCTTCCAGTTAGCAGGAATTCTGGCTTGAGGTTTAGCCAAAGCAGTACGAGTAGTACCACTCATAGTAGGCCAGCGAATGGCCGGACTTTCTTCAGGGAGCATGTAAGCAGTAGCAAACCTCTTCATATGAGGAGTAAGTTTGCTAGAATGAATTGTTCTCATAATTTTGGCTCTTCTGCCTTTCTTCATTTTTGGTTTCTTCTTCATCTCTTTCTTGTGCTCTTTCTTCACTGCATCCTTTGCGGCCTTGGCTGCCACTTTCCTGAGAGCAGGTCTGGAAGAAGGTTTTCTTCGAGGTCTCTGAGATAGAGAAACAACTACACTCTTTCCACTTCCTCCATTGACTTTAAGGGTTTGAGTAAACGAATAATTGTCCGGATAAAGATCCAGTTTGACGTCATCGTTCAAAACAAGTCCCAAACGGTCGATAATCTTCATGTAGATGACGGGGAAGCCAGCTTGCTTCCTACTCAATTCATCTTTGAGGTCAGAGACTCTGGAGTCAAGTGGGAGGGCAATTGGAATGGAATCAACGGGCGTTTCCATACTAAGTGGTTTGACAAAGAACTGCAAACGATTGCGGAGTCCAAAGGTTTCTCTGAAAAGATCTTCCCAGTCAGTTTTAAGTACAGCATCGCCTCCGTCCAGGAGGGCTTGTCCTTTCTGGAAGACCAAAAGAAGTGTTGAACCTTCCCTACCATCCCTGGAGAACGGGAAACCATCGCATCGGTCGGAATCAATCTTTTGAACAGCCTGTCTAGAGATGAAATCAGCGGTCGTCCGTCTTTCACAGTAATCTCGAACATATGCTCCATCTCCTCGATTGTTTGCACTTTCCATTCCGTCGTAACTTGTCGTTCGACGTATTGGAGCTTGGATGTTCCTGGAAGTAAGGAGCTGAGATTCTCTGGGAGAGGGATTCTCAAGATATTTGTTACCTTGTAGGCATACAAAATCTCGCACTCTAGGTAGAAGGGCAGCATAAGCTGCTTCTCGGGCATCCGGCTTTGTTCTGGCTGAAACCGTTGAGACAAAGCTGCTTCCGCCAAAATTGCAAGTGAGCTTGAGTCTCCAGAGGGCCGCGTGCGCTTGGCCTGACGAGGAGAATTCTTCGAAGAAACGGGCTTCGCCCTTTTGGTCCCTGTGTTTAACACAGAGTTCTCTGAGTTCATTTTGCTTGGACATACACAGTAAGTGAGTGAGTTTTTAAGTAAAGTCAATAAGTAAATGTTTGTTTGTTTTGTTTGTTTTGTTTTAAGAGATAGTTTGTATTGACAGATTATCAAAGGCTCGGGTGTTTTTCTCTTACACTATCTGTCAGAGTGTGAGTTACCTGACCCCGAGCGCCTTCGGCTTTAGAACAAATCAAACGCAACCCCGAAAGGCATATGGCCATCAAACCGGGGAATCAAATCTGACTCAATTCTTTTGGTCCAAACAGACTCAAATTGTTCTTTGTTTAAGTGACTCCAGGACTCTATCAGGAAATAGATCATTTCAGCTTCTTCTACAGTACAGCCTGAATTCAAAGCAGTATTTGCGATACAATTATTCACTCCAACCTCCTGCACCATCTTTAGGTAATCTCGGAGGGATATCTGATATTCGCAAAAATGCTTATAGTCCCTAAATCTAGCAGCCTCGGTTTTGTCTTTCTTCCTCTTCAGGTTAGGAAAGACACCGTTAGGCGTAAGAGTTAGTCCACAGAACTCTCCATAAGGTTGTATATGAACAACGCAATTGAGGCCTATGTGTTCTCTAACTTCAGAAAGAGCCTCCTCATCGACATAAAGAGACAGTTGAATCTTGTCAAAATCATCGCCTTTCCATAAGATGATGCTGGGACCGGAACCACGAATGATCCAATTCGAAGTGACAGCAGCAATTCTGCCATTACCCCCAAGAGTCCAAGGCTCTCCGGAAGTTTTGACAAAGTCGACTTTAGCCGAACCACCGCCACAGAAAAGAATTCGATAATGTTCTCTAAAGGAGAAGTACCAATCGATGATCATATCTGCGACACCAAGTTTCTTGAGGTAATACCTCTCAAGGTACTGGCTAACCTGAGTTTGTGAAGCGTCAAATTTCTCCTGATCTGTGATGCCATGTGCATAAGGGAGACCGGCAAGTCTAGCATTGACAGCAGTCCTCACCTTTTCAAAGAAATCTCTTTCAGATATTCCATTGTCAGTAAAAGCAACATTGTCTCCAGTGCTATTAGTAGTAGCTCTATCATAAGCATCAATGAGTCTGCAAACAAAGGCAAAAAGGCAAACAGCATCCCTACTCCACGCAGAAATACCCTGCCCAGCCTTGAAGAGATTGAACTCTTTCGTAGTGACATCTGGTTTGAATATAGCCTTCAAATGGAAACGAATGTTACGCGCATCAGGATTCTCAAGTCCCTGATATTGAGCTTGATAATGTTTAGATTCGGCATCAGAGAGAAACTTTTCGGCGTAGGCAAAAATCTTTTCTTCATCTTCGAAGAACCCTACACTGTCCTTGGTCTTATATTCGTCAAACCAAAGATCAACCATATCTTCACACAGCTTTCTAGCATGAGGCGTGAGACTTTTACCACCCTTAGGTTGATACCTGTTGGCAATAACTTCCCACTCTTGGGCTGGCTTCTTGGAATCAAAGTGCTTTCCAAAACCAGCTCCCAAAGAGTAGTACTCTTTAGCAGCCTTCTGGGGGTGGCCCCTGACATTTACAGGGTTCATAATCTCTTCAGGATCAGCTTTAGCAGTAGTGAAACTGTCTTCTATAAGCTGTGAATGGACATGGTTCAGGGACGTGATGTCATCCTGCATGCAAATAGCAGGTGTTAACGTATCAGCTATTAAGTAGACATCTCTGGGAGCATGCTCAACAGGATCAGTTACGCGGAACTGATTCCTTTCTTCAGGGCCCAGCGGTGTGCTCTGCACCACAGGGTAAGGGACCAAGGTAGTCAAATGGTCCAGAAAATCAGGATTAAGTTTGTTAGTCTTGTCGGAAAGAGCACCATCTTTAAGAACATAATCATCAACCCTGCCGCTAGGATACATTGCATCTATGCCGACCTCATCCACTGAGGTACTTTTCCCAGAAACTTCAAAGTTGCCAGAATCAGAAAAGGCCTGATTGGTAGCAATAGATTCGTCAAGAGCATCATCAACAGAAACAGGGGTTTTCTCCTTCTTTCTTCCCAAAAGCTCCTCCTCTTTCTTGACATAAAGGCAACTCAATACAGGCACACCATCGATCTTCTCTTCGTAGTAACTGGAGCATTTCTCGAAACCAGCAGCAAGAATCCTGGCTTCAATGTCTGAAAAAAGTCTGTATCTTCTGAATTCACGCTCAATGACGACATCATCACGAGCCTCAAGTTTCTTCTGATGTCTGTGATCTTTACAATCATATTCTCTCACAAAGAGATAACCCCCATCGGAGGTATAGGTATGAAGTTCAGAGCACGAGAAGTCAAGATCCTCCAGACGATTCACGGACAAATCAAGACAGGTTATGTCGTTGTCCCCCTCAGTGTAGCCATAGTTTTCCTGCATAGTTATTATGGTTTCGAATTTGTAAGCAGACCGATGTGGCATGAAACGGCAATACCTCTTATGGTCTTTAGTGTCGTTACCGTGGACCCATTTAGTTTTGAGGTAATGCGCAAGATATTCTTCGAAGACACCAGAAGGACATCCGAGAGTAAGAACAGTGGGTTCTTCAGGGAACACTAAGATAGATGTCGCTAATTGGAAAGCTTTGAAAGCAGCCAACCCAGCCTCCATTTCATCTTCAGTAAAAGGCCTACCGCGAGAATAAACTTCTCTAGGACCAAAAGGCTCAAAATTGTTGACGTAAGGGGTGTTGTTCAACTGCTCATAACTTTCATACCTCTCGGAAATTCTATCGAGAGCTTCAGACAGGTCCATGTCAGTCTCAGCATAACCCAAGAGGGGCAGAGGCTTTACCACAGGACGAGGAGCTTCAGCACGATCAATCGGAGGGAGCACTCTTATCTCATCGCCGGACAGCACAAGAATCTTATCTCGAAGATCAGTGTCATCATTCTTAAGAACAGCACCTCTATGCACAAAATTCCTTCCCTGCAAATTAATGCCGAGGAGGGACTCCACTGTGACTCTGAATTCACCAAGGGTTTCACAGTAAGGCACGGACACTTCGAAGTCACCATCGCGGTAGATAAGATGTTCAGGAATGTCATCAGCATCGGAGGGACCAAAATCGCCATCCGGGAAAGACATTATAG